GATTCATATATTAAAGATAAAGAAGAACAAAATAAGTTATTTCGTGCGGTAGAAACAATACCAGCCATTAAAAAGAAGGCCGATTGGGCAATGAAGTTTATTGAGAAAGGTAGTTTTGCCGAAAGACTTATTGCATTTGCCGCGGTTGAAGGTATTTTCTTTTCAGGTTCATTCTGTTCAATCTTTTGGTTGAAGAAAAGAGGTTTAATGCCGGGTTTAACATTTTCAAATGAATTGATTTCTCGTGACGAAGGTATGCATTGTGATTACGCTTGTCATTTATATAATAACCATATTGATAATAAACTTTCAAAAGAAAGAATTAAAGAAATCATTTGTGGGGCATTGGAGATTGAGAAGGAATTTATTCTCGAAGCATTACCTGTTCGTTTAATTGGTATGAATTCAGATTTAATGGCTCAATATCTTGAATTTGTAACGGATAGATTGTTAGATGCATTAGGTGTACCTAAAGTTTATAATTCTGAAAATCCATTTGATTTTATGCAAAATATCGCATTACAAGGTAAAACTAATTTCTTTGAAAAAAGAGTTGCAGAATATCAAAAGGCTGGTGTTAATAATGTTGCTGAAGATTTAAATTCAGCATTTGATGAGGATATGGATTTTTAAAATTTAAATAAAGAAGATGAAAGTAAAAAAAAGAGATGGATCCTTGGAGGAAATGAGGTATGACAAAATAACGAGAAGAATTAGTGTATTTTGTAGTGATTTAAATTTAGAATATATTGACCCAACATATGTTACTTTAAAAGTAACTCAAGGTATATATGACGGCATAACTACAACTGAGTTAGATGTGTTGGCTGCGGAAACCGCCGCAGCAATGGTTACCACACATCCTGATTATGCAAAATTATCAGGTCGTTTAGCGGTATCTAATTTACATAAGACAACACATAAAAAGTTTTCACAATGTATTAAAGAACTATATTCTTTTGTTGAACCGAAAACAGGTAAAGAGTCTTCATTGATTGACGATGACGTTTATAAGTTTGTAATGGAAAATAAAGAATCTTTAGATGGTGCAATTCACCAAGAAAGGGATTTAGATTTTGATTACTTTGGATATAAAACATTAGAAAGGTCTTATCTTTTAAAGATTGCCAATAGAGTGGTTGAAAGACCTCAATACATGTATATGAGGGTTGCTGTTGGTATTTGTAAAGGTAATTTAGAAACCGCACTTAGAATATATGATGATTTATCACAACACTTTTATACACATGCAACACCCACATTATTCAACGCGGGAACTCGTAAGGCACAAATGTCTTCTTGTTTCTTAATTGGAAATAAAGGTGATGATATTGATGGTCTATTTGATACCATTAAAGATGTTGCAAAGATTTCTAAGTGGGCTGGTGGTATTGGATTACACGTACATGATGTTCGTGCTAAGGGCTCATATATTAAAGGAACTGGTGGACAATCTGATGGTTTATTACCGATGATGAAAACTTATAATGAAGTTGCTCGTTGGATTAACCAAGGAGGAAAACGTAAAGGTTCATTTGCCATTTATCTTGAGCCATGGCATTCAGATATTTTTGAATTTATTGATTTAAGAAAAAATCACGGTAAAGAAGAAATGAGAGCAAGAGATTTATTCTTGGCGATGTGGACACCTAGCCTTTTCATGGAGAGAGTGGAATCTGATGGAGAATGGACATTGTTCTCACCTGACGAAGCGCCAGGTTTATCTGAAGCATATGATTCTCCGGAAGATAAAGCATTTACTCGTTTATATGAACAATACGAACAAGAAGGTAAAGGTAGAAAAGTTATTAAGGCAAGAAAATTAATGGACGCCATTTTAACTGCGCAAATTGAAACGGGAACACCTTATATGTTATATAAAGACCCGGCAAATTACAAGTCAAACCAAAAGAATTTAGGAACTATCAAGTCATCAAACTTGTGTACCGAGATTATTGAATATAGTTCACCAACTGAACAGGCAGTTTGTAATTTAGCATCAATTGCCTTACCTAAGTATATTCTCAATGGTGAATTTAATCACGACTTACTATATGAATACACATACCAAGTTGTTAAGAATTTAAATAATGTTATTGATTTAAACTATTACCCAACCGAAGAAACAAAACGTTCTAACTTTAGACATCGTCCTGTTGGGTTAGGTGTCCAAGGTTTAGCGGATGTATTTTGTATTTTAGAGTTACCATTTGAATCTGAATCGGCGGATAAATTACAAACGGATATTTTTGAAACAATCTATTTTGCTGCAATGACATCTTCAAATGATATTGCAAAAGAAGTCGGTGCGTATGAGTCAATATCAAATTCTCCAATCTCAAAAGGGATATTCCAATATGAGATGTGGGGTAAAAAAGATAAAGATTTATCAGGTCGTTGGGATTGGAAATCGTTAAGAAAAGACGTAGTTAAATTTGGTGTAAGAAATTCATTATTGGTTGCACCAATGCCGACGGCATCGACAGCTCAAATTTTAGGTAACAACGAAGCGTTTGAACCGTTTACAAGTAACCTTTATTCTCGTAGAACATTGAGTGGTGAATTTATCATGATAAACAAACACTTAGTTAGTGCGTTATTAAAGTTAGGATTGTGGAGTGATTCAATCAAGAATAAACTAATCATGGAAAATGGTTCAGTTCAAAATATTCCCGAAATACCAACACAATTAAAAGAGGTATATAAAACCGTTTGGGAAATGTCTCAAAAAAGAATTCTCCAAATGGCGGCAAACAGAAGTATTTTTATTGACCAATCACAGTCATTAAATTTATTTATTGATAATGCAACCAAACCTAAATTATTAGCGGCACATTTATTTGGTTGGAAATTAGGTTTAAAAACGGGTATGTATTACTTAAGAACAAGATCTGCGGTTGATGCAATGAAAGGATTAGGTATTAATACGTCAACAGAGAAACCCGTAGAACAAACACCATCTATAAATAATGTCGAGGTACCAACCAATACATTAATTAGTGAAAGAACACCTGAGGTTGTAATGACATCAGAAAGACCAACAGACTCACCATTCGAATGTGAGGGATGTGGTTCATAAAATAATGGGAGACTCCCCCAGAGTTACTAAGTATCTTGGACTTCCAGGTTTTGAGAATAAAGGGGGTGAATATCAAAACACTACATTAATCCCGACTTCGGTCGGGATTTTTCGTTTATTAATATTTTAGTTTAGTTTATATTTATAGGTATGAATGTAACATATGGTATAGATTTTCCATTTAGAGATAGTCCAAAGGGGGCTTACCTAAAGATGACAGAAACACCTGAAAGGGAAGTTCGTGCAAATTTGATTCATCTATTATTAACTAGAAAGGGAAGTAGATACTTTTTACCAGATTTTGGTACTAGATTATATGAATTCATTTTTGACCAAAACGACGTGGTTACATTTAATTTAATTGAAGAAGAGATAAGAGAAGGGGTTAGAAAATACATTCCTAATTTAGATATTAACTCAATTAACATTATGTCAGCTGAGGATGACCCCGATAGAGATAAATTGTTTTCACAAGATGAAGACGCAAGATTATTTAGAGTTTCGGATGACTCGACAAGACCGTATACGGCTAAAGTAAAAATAGACTATACAGTCAATAATGGAACATTTAGTTCTTCCGACTTTGTAATTATAAACATATAAGATGGCAAAAAAAATAACATACGCAACAAGAGATTTTGCGGGTTTAAGGGAAGAACTTGTAAACCTGACTAAAGATTATTATCCTGATTTAGTAAAGAATACTAATGACGCATCCATTTTTTCAGTATTACTAGATTTAAATGCTGCGGTTACGGATAACCTACACTTTCACATTGATAGAGTTTGGCAAGAAACAATGTTAGATTTTGCTCAACAAAGACAATCATTATTTCATATTGCAAAAACATACGGTTTAAGACTACCAGGTAATAGACCTTCAGTTGCGTTATGTGACTTTTCAATTAACGTACCAGTAAAGGGTGATAAAGAAGATGAAAGATATTTGGGAATTGTTAAAGGAGGTGCTCAGGTTTCAGGTGGAGGTCAAATATTTGAAACATTAGAAGATATTGATTTCTCTAACCCGTTCAATAGTAAGGGTGAACCAAACAGATTAAAGATACCAAACTTTGATGGTAACAATAAAACCATATCATACACAATCACTAAGAGAGAGGCGGTTGTTAATGGAGTGACTCGTATTTTTAGAAAAGTTATTACTCAATTTGACCAAAAACCATTCTTAAAGATTTTCTTACCAGAACAAAATGTTTTAGGCGTTGTGTCGGTTATCCATAAAGATGGTACAACATACGCGGGAAACCCAACCAACTCAGAATTTTCTGAAATTGGAAATAAGTGGTATGAGGTTAAATCATTGATGCAAGATAAGGTGTTTGTACCTAATCCAACGAGTTCATCAGATAAAGATAATTTTAAAGCAGGAAAATACATTGACGTTAATAATAAATTTACCACCGAGTATACCCCCGAAGGTTACTTCTCAATGATATTTGGTTCAGGATCGGTTAATCCAATGGATAATCTTGATAACTACATAACAGGTCAATTAAAAGTAAATTTAGCAACATATCTTAATAATCTTTCATTGGGTGCAATACCAAAGAACAACTCCACACTATTTGTGAAATATCGAATTGGTGGGGGTAAAGATTCGAATTTAGGGGTCAACGTTATTACAAGTATAGATACTGTCGAAGTTAGTATAAACGGTCCCTTATCAGGAACAAATACACAAGTTGAACAATCGTTAAGAGTGACTAACGTAACACCAGCGGTAGGTGGGGCGGATCAACCTACAATTGAAGAAATTCGTAATATGATTTCTTACAATTTTGCGGCACAAAACAGAGCGGTTACATTAAACGATTACAAATCATTAATTGAAACAATGCCATCAACATACGGAGCACCAGCTAAGGTTAACGTAATGGAAGAGAATAATAAAATAAGAATTAAATTATTATCATACGACGAAAGAGGTAATTTAACTGACACAGTTTCTAACACATTAAAAAATAATATTTTATCATATCTTTCTGAATAT